GAAACATTTTTCAAATTTTTTTTCTAAAAAATTCAGCCTAGTACTAAGGCTACTTATCGGTAGACTAAAGCGTTCCCCCGCAACACTTTGTGTCTATGGCTTCTGGAACCCAACTTCTTACGTGCGTCATCTGTAAAAAAGACAAACGGCCAAAAGACTTTTCAAAAACAGACGGTGGCAAATACCTGAAGAAGCGCTGCCGCGACTGCGTCCAAGACAATAATCGGCGCGTATATAGCGGCACGTATCAACAATATCTAATGCGCCTGAGTTACAGCCTTAAGTACGCACGTAAAAAAGAAGGTGTGGAGTGGGCTATTGAGTCCGAAGACTTAGCCGACCTGTGGCAATTGCAAAAAGGCCGGTGTGCAATAACAAATGTCATTATGACCCACCACCGAGACGGCAACGGTAACAAAGCTTTCAACGCGTCCATTGATCGAATCAACCCAGAGGTTGGTTACGTGACGGAAAACGTACAGCTAGTGTGCTACGCGGTAAACATTTTGAAGGGTTCTTTGACCCCTGACGAATTCTTCTTCTGGATCAAGTCTATATATGAACACTCTTGCGATTAAAAAGTACTAACAGTACTATTCGCGTATGAGCCATATCGAAATGTTATCTATCGACGGGCTGGAATTTGCTGTTTTAGGTACCGGCCACACGATCTGCGGCGACGAAGTGCTGATTTATGACGGATATGTCGTCGAGGCGCTGGATTTTTGCGCTGACGAGTACCTTGAGCAGTTAGAAAGCGCAGGCATGGCGCATATGGCTCCTATATTTATCTATTTAGACAAAGGTGTGCGTGCAGAAATCTGCGGAACCAACAGAAGCCTCCACTGATGTAGTCGAATTCCAATCGCACATGGCCTATATGGGCCTAAGCCTTGGAGATTTGACCGTTCAGCAAGAGAAATTAGTGATGCTCGTGCTAAGTGGTATGAGTGTAGCTGCTGCTGGGCGTGGTGCGGGATACACCAATGCTAATGCAGTCTATGAAGCTATAAAACGGCCAAAAGTAGCACAAGCGTTAGAGTATTTTCGCGAGCAGATGCGCGAAGAAGTGAAATTTACGGCGGCAAACGCCCACATCATGTACATGGACGCCTATCAAGCCTCTGCCACCGCTACTGAAATGAAGAACACCGTCGATAGTTTAGTAAAACTGCACGGTTTGACCACACCAGACAACGCAACGCAGGTAAACATCAACATCGACACCACGCCCAAGCAGTTGGAGCGGATGTCGGATGAAGATCTGTTGAAGATCGCGGGTAAAGACGCTTCTTACCTAGAACCTGCCTCAGATGACTGAGGTTCGGCAACAGCAGTGTAGGCGCTGTAAGAACCTTCACCCTGAGACTTTGTATTCAGGGCGCGACGGGTTCTGTGTGTACTGTAAAGCGGATGAAGCTGAGGCTATGCCGTCACCGGCTGCGCCAAGCGCGGAACAACTAGCGCAGCAGAGTGTTGAAGAGAAGGCGCGTGCTGAGTTAGCGATGAGATTGCTGACGCGTAAGCGTCTACTACCTTTTGTTGAGCGGTTTAATGCCGATTATCAGGCGGGGTGGGTACATAAAGATGTATGCAGAAGACTTGAAGAGTTTAGTCGCAAGGTTGTGGCGAAAGAGTCGCCTAGACTTATGTTATTCCTACCTCCACGGCACGGTAAGTCCACACTGGCGTCAATTGCGTTCCCAGCTTGGCACCTTGGGCGTAACCCCCAGCATGAGTTTATATCGTGCTCGTACAGTGGCTCTTTGGCTATGGGATTTAGCCGAAAGGTGCGAGGATTACTTAGAGAACCTACTTATAAAACTGGTTTCAAAACTAGACTCGATCCTGAATCACAGTCGGCTGAGGCTTGGCTTACTACTGCTGGCGGCGGTTTTGTTGCTGCTGGTGTGGGTGGCGGTATCACTGGTAAGGGTGCTCATGTCCTAGTAATCGATGACCCTGTAAAGAACCGTGAAGATGCAGAAAGTCAAAACAATAGAGACGCAAACTGGGACTGGTACACCTCGACGGCGTATACCCGTCTGGCTCCAGGTGGTGGGGTTCTCGTTATTCTTACTCGGTGGCACGATGATGATCTTGCCGGTCGCCTATTAAAAGCAGGCACTGAGGGCGGTGACGATTGGGAAGTTGTTCGATACCCCGCGATAGCAGAAGAAGACGAAGAGTTCCGAGGCACAGGTGATGCTCTGCACCCAGAGCGTTATAACGTCGAGTCCCTAGACCGTATACGAAAGGCGGTTGGCCCTAGAGATTGGTCAGCGCTCTATCAGCAGAACCCCGTAGCCGATGACGGTGAGTACTTTACCCGCGACATGATCCAGTACTACGAGGCCGAAGACGTAGACATGGACGCTATGCGTTATTACTGCGCTTGGGACTTAGCCATTGGTAAGAACGACCGTAACGACTATTCGGTCGGCATGGTTATCGGGGTCAATGAGTTTGATGAGTTGTTCATTGTCGACGTTGTGCGCGGACGCTTCGATGGCTTTGAGATCGTAGAGCGCATCCTAGATCTATATGAAGAGTGGAAGCCGTCGATGATCGGGATTGAGAAAGGCCACATCGAGATGGCACTAGGGCCTTTCTTAGAAAAACGAATACACGAACGTGGTTTGTATGAGGCTTATATCAAAGACCTTAAGACGGGCCGCAGAGATAAAGAAGCACGAGCGCGAGCAATCCAAGGACGGATGCAGCAGGGCATGGTGTATTTCCCGAAAGACGCAGTATTCACGGGGCCGTTGGTGGCTGAGTTGTTGCGTTTTCCAGGCGGTGTACACGATGACCAAGTAGACGCATTGGCGTGGTTGGGTTTGATGATGACGGAGTTTGCTTCTTACCAAGCTCCCGTATTCAGGGAGCCGTCATGGCGAGATCGTCTTGAGTACTACACATCGACTCCTAAATCCAAATCGGCAATGAGCGCTTAACAATGGCTTACCAAAACAAAAAACGTAGATCCATGTCCGTTGGCGAAGAGTCGCTGATTGCAAGCACGCAGTGGGATCGATACGAACGCGCCAGAGATAACGGTCACCTTGAATACATAGAGATGGCTAAGCGTTGTGATGCTTACTATCAGGGCGACCAGTGGGATGAACAAGACGCTGCGATGCTAGATGCAGAGGGCAGACCGGCGCTCACGATCAACACCATCCTGCCCACTATTAATACTGTACTGGGCGAACAGTCCACACGCCGTGCAGACATCCAGTTCAAGCCACGCCGTGCAGGTAGCGAAGAAGTAGCTGACACCCTTAACAAGTTGTACATGCAGATTGCAGATAACAACAAGTTGGATTGGGTAGAGCAGCAGGTATTCAGTGACGGTTTAATCATGGACGGTCGTGGGTACTTTGACTGTCGTATTGATTTCAGTGATCACGTAGAGGGTGAGATCCGTATCACGGCAAAAGACCCGTTAGACATTCTTATTGATCCAGATGCTAAAGAGTATGACCCAAAGACATGGAACGAGATCTTTGAAACCAAGTGGATGACGCTTGATGAAATCGAAGAGATGTACGGGCCTAAGAAAGCAGAGGACTTACAGTTTATTGCAGAGAACGGTAACACCTTTGGGCGCGACTCTGTTGAGTACGAAGAGACCCGTTACGGTGACACCGAAAGCGCTGACGATTACTTGGGTAGTTCTGTTGACGCGGAAGATTATAAGAACGTCAGGGCCTTGCGGGTTATTGAGCGGCAGCACCGTAAGATCACACGCATCGACTGTTTTGTAGACCCCGAAACAGGGGACGCTAGACCGGCACCAGAGGCGTGGAACGACCGAAAGATCAAAAAGTTCGCCAAAGAGTACGGACTGTCAGTCATCAACAAGATGCAGAAGAAGGTTCGATGGACTGTGACCTGCGACAAGGTGGTCTTACACGATGACTGGTCACCCTATAGTGACTTCACGATTGTTCCGTACTTTGCCTATTTCCGTAGAGGCCGTCCGTTCGGAATGGTTCGTAACCTACTGTCTCCACAGGAGCAGTTAAACAAGATCAGTAGCCAAGAGCTTCATATTGTAAACACCACCGCAAACAGTGGCTGGATGGTAGAGACAGGCTCGCTGGTTGGTATGACCGCTGACGATCTTGAAGAGCACGGTGCTGAGACGGGGTTGGTGATCGAGTACGCCCGTGGCACAAATCCGCCTGCGAAAATTAGCCCTAATACTATTCCTACAGGTTTAGACCGTATCGGTCAGAAAGCAGCGGCGAACATTCAGGCCATCAGCGGTATCAACGAGTCGATGTTGGGTACGGATAGCTCTGAAGTGTCTGGTATTGCTATTCAGGCCAAGCAGAACCGTGGCGCGATCATGATTCAGGTGCCACTGGATAACCTGCGTAAGACTCGCCACTACTTGGCTGAGAAGATTCTTAACTTGGTGCAGACGTTCTATACCGAAGAGCGCGTCATTCAAGTGACTAATGACGCCGACCCGCTGAAGCCCCGCGAACCTATGGTCATCAACGAGATGTCTCCTGAAGGCACGATCATTAATGACCTGACGTTAGGTGAGTACGACGTTGTCGTTGCGACCGCACCTGCGCGCGATTCGTTTGATGAGGTTCAGTTTGCTGAGGCGCTTAACTTGCGTCAGGTAGGCGTGGCGATCCCAGACGATGCAATTATCGAATACTCACACCTTGCTAAGAAGGGCGAGCTTGCCAAGCGCATCCGTGTGCTCACGGGCGTAGAGAAGACTCCAGAGCAGCAGCAAGCCGCACAGATGCAGCAGCAGATTCAGATGCAACAGGTACAGCTTGAGCTAGAGAAGATGCAGGCCGAGGTTCAGAAGCTTAACTCTGAAGCTGCGATCAATATCTCTAAGGTTCAAGACACCACCGACGTTCAGCCGCAAATGCGTATGGCTGAACTCCAAGCGAAGATCGAAATGAAGATGCAAGAACTGCAGCTTCGTCGTGAGCTAGCTGATTTAACTAACGAAGTTAGAACGAATCAGCAACAGACCCAAGCCGCCGCAAGGATTGCAACTACTGCAATGCAAACCGGCGTCAAGAACCGTCCAACACAATAGGAAATTCCATGTCAGACGAAAACGAAATCGTAGAAACAACTGTAATGCCTGGGGCGGATGCCGCTGAACCTGTACAGGAAACGCTGGATTTAAACTTTGGCCTTGGCGAAGAGGTAGACGATGCGCAAGAACCCGCTGAAGAAGTGGAAGAAGACGTTGTCGAAGAGACAGAGGCGGCTGTTACGGAAGAAGAAGAGGTAGACGATGACTCCGATGAAGAAGAAGCGGATGACGATGTTGCTGAAGAAGAAGTTACCGCTGAAGCCGACGAACCCGCCGCTCAAGAAGAAGTAGACCCTGCGCCCAAGAAGCCAATGGTGCCAAAAGCTCGATTAGACGAAGTGCTATCGAAGCAAAAGGCCCTGCAAAAGCAGCTAGATGACATGAAAGCTGCGCAAGAAGTGGCTGAGAGTGCGCCCGAAGAGTACGACTTCGCTACGAAAGAGGTGGAGTACCAGACTTTAGTACTCGACGGTGAGGCAGATAAGGCGGCTGCACTGCGTCAAGAGATGCGGAAAGCAGAGCGAGAGCAGATTGCCTTTGAAATGCGTCAAGAGATGACCCAAACGGTCAATCAAAACCAGCAAGCGACCGCCTTACAGACTGCAGCAAGCGACTTGGAAGCTAATTTCCCAGTCTTTGACCAGAATTCTGAGGTCTATAACGCTGAATACACCCAAGAAGTAATCGATTTACGTGATGCGTTCATCACACAAGGACACGGGGCGGTTGAAGCCCTGAGTAAAGCGGCCAATTTTGTGGTTAAAAGCCACGATTTGGTCGAAACACCCGCCGAAGAAGGCTCGACTTTAGGAGGCCAAAAGGCCCCTGCAGTTCAACAGGACGAAGTGGCACGGAAACGCTCTCAAGTTAGTAAAAAACTTAAGGCTGCTGAGGCTCAACCACCGGAATTACCAGGCGAAAGCTCTGCTAATCGAGGTGATAAAGGTCTCGATGTGAGTTCCATGTCTGAAGAAGAGTTCAATGCGCTACCCGAGGCCACGTTAAAGCGGCTTCGGGGCGACATTTTGTAGTAAGGAACAAAAATGGCGGACGGAAGCATAAAAATCCCTACGTGGGCATTACCTTTGATGATTGGCGCGTTGACGATAGCGGCCAGCTATGGCGTTTTACAAGCTAACACTGCTCACGCTAACGAAGATCGCGAACGTATTTCGCAGATAGCAGAGCAAGCTGCGGCAAAGGCTCAGGCCAACGGGCAAGCACAGGCAGTGACGAGCGCCAAAGTGGAAGCCATAGTGGATTCGTTGGCTCGGCAGGAAAAAATCCAAGAGAAAACGAACGAGCAAATCCAAGCCTTGGTGTCAGCGCTCTTGGCGAAATAGAGTACGACCCCGCAAACCCGAAGTTGTTCTGCGACTTACGTGAGTGGCGGATGCTGGAGTTGATCAACCCCCCATCTAAGAGGCATTCGGTAGCCAAGGATTGGCTGCGCTTCAACCATAAGCAATGTGGCTATGGGGGGCAGATCTACATCCAGAATTCTATGCCGCGAATTTTGGGCACCGCTCATCAGCTCGATGTGGAGCTTCTAACGTGGGAGTTAGTGAAACCGAAAGCGGTCAAATCTCAAACGGTCAAAAAGAAGGCTCGCATATGACGATGATGATTTTCGTTCTTATCGTTGTGATCGGGGGCCGTCCGACTGGTGAAGAGTTCTACTTCCAAGAATTAACGTCATGTCTTCGATTTTCGGACAGTTTGAACAACCAATCTGTGACGTTAACGAATGGGGGCCGAAACAGATTCTTTGAAACCTACTGCCGCGTAAGAGAGATAGCTACGGCGGACGCGGGTACTAAGATTTTGTTTCGTGACATTAAAGACGATGACTAGTGGATGCCGCTGGTGTTGACCCGCCGCCAAGCACCAGCGCAGCAGCAGTGCGTCACTACGAGGAGCTGGCGTCCAAGCTCAACAAGGTCGTTGATACGCAGAGAGTCTCGCAGGTTACGCACTCTTATTCGCTCAGATGGGAGCAGTACAAAGTTACCCAATTTGCGGAGCTGTACTACAGCTATGCGGATGGAGCGATCTCAGTGAAGCATCTCAAAAGCGAAGAGACTCAGATTGTGAACCTACAGGCTTAGTAATGGACAAGGTCATGCTTACCTGTATGAAGTGCAAGAAGAAAAGACCTCTGGACGCGATGTGCCACTTGTGGGGGAAGACTCTGTGCCCTAAGTGCGTAAGCAAAAAATTAATCGGCTGCTAAGGCCATCAGCAATATAGAGGTAACAGATGAGTGAGAGAGACCCAAGGTTAGCCAGAGCCGGTGTCAGTGGTTATAACAAACCGAAAGCCACGCCTAAGCATCCAAAGAAGTCCCACATCGTGGTGGCTAAGGAAGGCGACAAGATAAAAACCATCAGGTTTGGCGAGCAGGGAGCAAGTACTGCTGGTAAGCCGAAAGCTGGAGAGTCCGAGCGGATGAAAAAGAAGCGTGCCAGTTTCAAATCCCGCCACGGAAAGAACATCGCCAAGGGAAAAATGAGCGCCGCCTATTGGGCAAATCGCGTCAAATGGTAACGCCATATAAGGCTTGATACTTCAAGTACTAATGGTACTATTTCGTTATCGCCAGACCATGCGAAATTGGTTCGTGTCGTACACGTTAAAACCGTACACCGCCTGTAAAGGCGTTAAACCTTCCGAGGTCGCCCCTCGTTAATAAGCGCTAGTTCGTCGCCTCACGATACGAGGAAACGGATTAGCCGCTCCAGAAGTCGGCTAAATAAGTAGTACCTATGGTACTGGGAATATTTACGTCAATTTATGGAGGCCAAAATGGCTTTAACGAACTTCGGAACGCTTTCGGGCGACCAACTACAGGCGTGGAGCCGTGACTTTTGGAAAGTCGCACGCAATATGTCTTTTATCAACCAGTTCGCAGGATCTGGTCAGAACGCAATGGTTCAGCGTATTACTGAACTAACCAAGAGCCAGAAAGGTACTAAGGCAAACATTACGTTGCTTGCTGACATGACTGGTGACGGTATCACTGGCGACAACACCTTAGAAGGTAATGAAGAAGCGCTACGCGCCTACGACATCACCATTGAGTTGGATCAGCTACGCTTTGCAAACCGCATCGCTGGCCGTATGACCGACCAGAAGACTGTTGTTAACTTCCGTGAGCAGTCCCGTGACGCGCTTGCCTATGCAATGGCTGATCGCATGGATCAGTTGGCGTTCTTGACGCTGTCTGGTGTTGCTTACACAAGCAAAACTAATGGCGCTCTGCGTACTACTTCTAGTAGTGCAGGTCACGAGTTGGTAGACCTTGAGTTTGCTTCAGACGTTTCTGCCCCTACGAGTGCTCGCCATCGTCGCTGGGATGCGACTAGTGGTTTGGTAGCCGGTGCAACTAACGCTGTTGCTGCTACTGACAAGATCTCTTACGAGTGCATCGTAAACCTCAAAGCGTTTGCCAAGGATAATTATATCCGTGGTCTACGTGGCGCTGGTAACGAAGAAGTCTTCCACATGTTTGTAACACCTCAGCAAATGGCGAGCTTGAAGCTAGACGCTTCTTTCTTGGCTAACGTGCGTAACGCAGGTGTCCGTGGTCAAGCTAACAGCCTGTTCTCAGGTTCAAGCAGCTTGATGGTAGACGGCGTAATGATCCACGAGTTCCGACATGTGTTTAACACTGCTGGCGCTACAAGCGGTTCATCTAG